CTCTGTAGATTTAAATGGAACTGCTTATACTAAATCATCTTTTACTCAATTTGCACATATAAATTTAGGATACACTAGCGCAGGAAGAGGCGATATGATTGCAACAATTTATGATCCTCAGAATATAAGAAGTGATGTATTTGATTACGGTAATTTTTTAGGTACTTTTCAAATAAACGGAGGTACAACCACTTTAAATATGTCGTCTGATTTTGATAACCTTAATTTAGATGGATATAACATTGTTTATTTAACGTCTGGCTCTCAAGATAGAAGAATAACAGGTATAGTTGCCCCACCCGCGGGAGTAAATAGGGTTATCTGTTTTATAAATACAAGTAGTCAATTTAGAATTAAATTAGTACACCAAAGCGGTAGTAGTTTGGTTAATAACAGAATAGTAACTAGAAGTAGTTCAGGAACAAGGAATTTACTGCAAAATCAAGCAGTATTCGTCATTTACGATCACAATTTAAATAAATGGCATCACACAAGAATGGCATAGCATGAGACAATTTTACACATCCCCAGACGGTGCAATAGCATTTGAAGAAACAGCCCCAGTAGGATATACTTTAGTTACAGGAGTTGAAAAAGAATTACTTTGGTTTGCCAAATATGAAGAAAGAAGAGAGGATGGTCAAATATACTACACGGAAACACAGGCTAACTTATATTTATCAATTTTAGACGGTACTTACACAAGTACTGAGGTTTTTAATTTTGAAGAATACACATCACAACTAGCAGACCAAATATTTAAGGGTGATTGGTTTACATCTCAATCAACTTGCACAAATCTATCAACTTCAGGAATATTTGACACGGCAAAAAAGGCAGAAATACAAGGTATTATTGATGATTACGTAACCAATAACTATTAAAAAAATTATGAAAAAACTAATACCACTAATACTTTTAGCAAGTTGTTCAAAAACATACAACTGCAAAATAACAACTACTACAGATACCCCATACTATTACAATGAGCATGTTTATGAAATTGAAGTTAATTCTTCAAGAAAAGACATTAAACAATACGAGGCAGATAATACATCTATAACAGACGTATTCCCTGAAGGAAGTATAACTCAAGTAACTGTATGTAAATAAATAATACGTATATTAGTAATAAACGTTAAACATCATGGCAGGAAATCAATATAGTGAAGATTGGACACTAGATAAGTGTAAAGAGTTTATGGATGAAGCTGTTGCAATATCCCTAACAGACGATATGGATTTTATAGGGGAGGTGGCTAAAAAGCACGGAACTTACAGAGATGTGTACGATTACATTACGTCTAAATTTCCAGAATTAAAGAAGCTTAAATCACAAATAAAAAACAACTGTGAGACCAATTGCTTTTCGAACGGTAAAAATGGTGACATAGTCCCATCCCTTGCTATCATGAACTTAAAGAGCAATCATGGTTGGACAGATCGCGTAGACAATACATCAAAAGGGAATGAATTAGGTTCTGAAAAAGTTACCATTAATTTCAAAAAGAAAAAGTAGTCTCCACCGCGTGTAGAAAGTAGACTAATATATTGTAAATCAAATGAATGGAAATAACATTTTCCGATACATATCAACCACTATTCGACATACTAGAAGCGTGGAACGTGGTTAATGATCCTGATTTTAAAAAGGATTACAATAAAGACGAACAAAAATACTGGTTTGATCTATCAACAGTAGACACTATATTAATGTCAGGCGGTCGAGATTCAGGAAAAAGTTTTGCCCTTAGTTGTTGGAATCCATTAGCAGCTAAAGACTACAATCATAGAGTGCTGTACACTAGGCAAACAATGTCAAGCACTGATAACTCAATTACAGAGGCTTTAGAAAATAGAATGGAAATGCTAGGAGTTGCACCTCATTTCTCAGTGGCTAGTAAAATATACTCAGTTAATAATGGTGTTGGTAAGATCAGCATTACAGGACAAAAAACTAGTGTAGGAACTCAAACAGCAAAACTTAAATCATTAGAGGATTTTAGCGTATTTGAAACAGACGAAGGGGAAGAGTTGGAAAGTTTTGAATCATGGAATAAGGTTAAACGCTCCATGAGAGCTAAAGATGTTCAATGCTTATCTATAATTGTATTTAACCCACCAACAAAAGAGCATTGGTTATATGAGGAGTTTTACGAGGATAAAGTAAGTGAAGGATTCAACGGTGTAAAAGACGGTATTTTATATATTCACTCTACATATAAGGATAACATTGATAACATGGCTGCGCATAATATAGCGGAGTTTGAAATGTTGGAGAAGGCTTACAACGAATATGAATTACTAAACAGTGAGCAACGGGAAAGCGCACCACAAAAGCTTAAAAAGAAGTGGCGACAATATAAATTCGAAATACTAGGAGGGTTTAAAGATGCTGCAGAAGGGGTTATTTATGAAGATTGGGAAGAGGGAGAATTTAACGAAAGTATACCAAATGTAGACGGTTTAGATTTTGGTTTTGATGATCCTGATGCATTAATTGAAGTGGCTGTAGACCATAATGAAAAGAAAATATATTTAAGGGAAAAACTTTATAAGAATGGTTTAGGAACTCCAGAACTTGGAAGCGCACTATTAACTATGTGCGGACATGGTAAATTAATTATAGCAGATGCAGCGCACAAACGATTGATTAATGACCTTTATCATATGGGTTTAAATATTCGTAGATGTAAGAAGGGGGCAGGATCGGTATTAAGAAGAATCAAGACAATACAGGGTTATACATTAGTAGTCGATCCTAAATCGTATAATATTAAAAAGTCACTTAATAACTATGTTTGGCATGATAAAAGGTCAGGAGTACCAAGGCATGAATGGTCTCATATTCCTGATGCATTTGGATATGCTGCAATGGAGTTAATAGAATATCACTAAATATTTGTATATTTGTTTTTATTTACGTATGGAATTAACCGAAGATCAAGCAATTCAATTTATAAAGGACAATTTAAAAGTCCCTGTATGGGTGTCTAAAGCCCGTGAACAACACAAAATATTAAAAGCACTTGTATTAGGTGAAGAATTTCACGAAGTTCTAATTACTAGGATTGAAAAAATAGAGTCAGAAGCTAGGGCTGTAGCGCGTAAAAAGTACTCGAAGGATATACGAGATATGTTCGATAGAGTTATGCAGCCACGTAGCACTATATTTAACGCTAGTGGGGGTTCAGTTCATATTGATATAGCTTCTGAAGTATTAAAAGATAAACTTATTGAGGCATTAAATCAATTTAAAGGTCAGAAATCTATACGTAAATATTTATCTGAAAATTTTTTCCGATTAGTAGATACAGACCCGAACGGACTACTTTTTTTAGAGTATAAAGAGGATGTTGACATATACCCAACTTACAAATCTATTAACGACATACGTACATACGAATCCAATGGTCAACTTTGCAAAGTATTATTGTTTGAGCCTAAAGATAAAAAGTTAGAGGGTGGTGTGACATTTAAAGAGTGGCGTTTAGTTGATTCAAAAACGGATTGGCGCGTAATGCAGTTAGGGCAAAAATTTACTATCATAGAGGATAAAACATTTGGACACCCATTTGGCAAAGTTCCAGCAACTATATTAAGTGACATTCAAGAAATGGGTAGTGAAACACGCATTAGCCCGTTATTCCCTATTGAAGAGTTGTCAAAAGATTACGCTAGAGATAAATCAATCAGAACCATTTATAAGTTCCAACATGGTTTTCCTAGGCATTGGCGATACATAAAAGAGTGTAGATCATGCCAAGGAACAGGCAAAACAGGGGAGGATATTTGTAAGGCTTGTAACGGAACAGGAGAGGTTAGAACTAATGATATTACAGATATTCAAACTATCGCTTTACCTAGAGAAGATGATCAAATTGTAACACCTAACATTGAGGGTTTTGTTAGTCCTGACTTAGAAACTTGGGCGCGTTACAATGAGGATATAAAAGATATGGAGGATTTAATCGAATCTACTATGTGGGGGACTAAACGCCAAACAGAAGGAGAGGCAGAAACTGCAACAGGTAGGTTTATAGATGTGCAGCCCGTTATGAATAAGCTAGGCGTATTCACTGACAATGTTCAATGGGTGCATAATCAGTTAGCTAATTGGGTTGAAAATTGGGTGTTTGGAATGCCTAAAGAGTCAGAATACCATGTAAGTTATGGACGTAGGTTTATAATAGAATCGCCTGACGTAATACTAGATAAGTACACCGAGGCAAGAACTAAGGGAGATAATAATACAATCTTAGATAAATTACTAGATGAGTATATTTTAAGTAAATACCAGTCTGATCCTGTAATGCTTGATAAGATGCAGAAAAAGAGATTTATTGAACCTTATGTGCATAATTCAACTCAAGAGGTCAACAATTTATTTGGGCGTGATGAAGCGTATAAGAAGGTTTTATTTGTAGAGTTTTGGGAAGAAGCGGATAAAAATAAGGATGCGGACGCATTAATAAGTGAATTTAAAACGTTTGTAGATCAAAATAAATTACCCACTATAGAAGTGGTTCAACCAGTAAATTAATAAATCAAATATATGAGTAACATGGTAGTGGCGACTAAGTATCGCCTTGAAACTCCAAAATCCATCAACAAGGGTACTTGGGATGAGAAAGGAGCAAAAACAAAATTAACAACAAAGTTAGTTCCTAGAGCGTATGTAGAAGAGCGAAATTCAACTAATAATCGCGAGCTTTACATTATTGATGAAGAAGCTACGAAAGAGTTTTTAGCACAAAGAGAGGCTAACATTAAATCAAAAGCTAATAAAAAGGTATCCAGTAATGAAACCGCAGACGCTATTAAGGATTTAGCAGAAGCATTAAAAGGTGATTCTGAGGACAAACCAAAACGTAAACGTAGAACTAAAGCGGAAATAGAAGCAGATAAAGAACAATAAAAAACAAATAAAATGCAGTTAAACATCAATGGAACAATAATCGAAGTATCTAACGACGATTTAAAAAAAGCGTTAGAAGAAAACAAAGAAACGTTTGAACTAAAGCCAGAAGGAATAGTATTAAGAACTAACGAAGCTGACACTACACTAATAGAAAACTTGCGTAAAGAAGGTATTGCTACAGGTGCAGAGATTGGACGTAAGGAAGTTTTAAAAGGCTTAGGAATCGAAGGTGAAGGGCATCATAAAACAGACGTTAAATCAATTGAATCAATAAACACGCTTATCAGTAATAAAGTTGCGGATGGGTTAAAGGATGCTAATATTGAACCTAATAAAAAAGTAGAATCTTTAACTAAGGATTTAGAAACTTTGAAAGGAACTATATCTACATTAACAAACGAGAGAGATAATGCTTTGAGTACTCACGAATCATTTAAGACAAACTTAATAATGGAGAAAGATGTTTTAAAAGCTATTCCAGATAATACAGTGATACCAAAGGACGCAATGCTTAAATTGATTATGAGTGATGTTTCTTTCGGTGTTGATAACGGTATTACTTTTGGCAAAGGAGCGGACGGTCAACCATTAAAAGACGAAACCCTTTCTTTATTACCAGTTGATAAGGTTGTGTTAGGATACTTAGATAATAACCCGCACTACTTAAAAACAGCATCTGGAGGAGGTGGTGGTGATGATTCTAATGGCTCAGGAGGTAAGCAATCAATTGAAGCTTTTATCAAAGAAATGGAAGACGCAGGACACAGCCAGAACAGTGAAGCCTTTAACAATGTATTAATGGGAAGAGTTGCGGATGGTCATATTAATTTAGATTAATTTATTATCTTTTAAGCATGGATAAAAGAATATTTGAAATACACGCCTCAGACGCTGTATGGAATGATACGGTATTTTGTGGCAACTTTGAACACAAGAGGCTGAAGATTACAGTTGAAGGGGTTGGTTTAAATGCGGAAGATCAACATTGGCGTTTTTTAGAAGCTGAAAACGGCAGGAGTTGGTATCCAATTGATCCTGTTTCATTTCCTATTACTAACGGTATTTCAACATTTATTATAAACAACCCCCGCAAAGATTTAATGTTGTACAGAAATCCTATAGGAGGATTAACAGAGGGTAGTTTTACCATAATTATAGAAACAGATTTTTAGCAACCAATTTACCTAGAAAGCAGCCCGTTATAATTAATTTTATAGCGGGTTTTTTGTTTAAAATGATTATGCATAATAATAAAGTTTGTATTTAATTTGGTTTAACGAATAATACTGTTTATATTTGAAGAAAAAATAAAATTATGAAATTTAAAGGAACAAAAGGAGAATTAACGCAAAGGTTATAGAAACGGAACGAGAACGAGTATTAAATTTAAACGCAGAATTTTAACAAATCCACTAACGGGCGCGTCTTTTTGGGTTGGCGTTGCCCTTGGTGGTATTAAATATTATGACAACAGCACTATTATACGTAGAGATAAGTTTGATTCAAATTGAAATAGCACAACTTAATAATAGGTTGAATAGAATTAATAAAATAGCTTTAGATCAATTTGGATATATAAATCCAGTAATCGTAGGTGACATGGTTAAGGATTTACTATTATTGATAGATAAGGTTATTTATTTAAAGAATTTATTTTTACCAAAAACAGTTAAGCATTTATTAAATTAAAAGATTATGAATAACGAAGAACTATTAGAGCTTATAGAGCAACGTTTAAATATGAATAAGGATTTTATACATTCTAGTATGCATAATCTAGAAAATAGATTATTAACTATTGAGAGAACGCAAAACCGATTATTAAAAACAATTTGCGACATAGATAAACACATTCTTGAAATAGATACAGGTTTGTATAAATGGAAATTGTACCGTGATAAATATAGGATGGAAAAGGCTATTAAGCACGAACAAATATTAGAAGTAGCAAGATTACAATCTATTATTGATAACAAATAAATATTATGAAACTAACAGAAAAAGACAAGAATTTATTAAACGAATTAGATCATAAAATGATTTTCGAAGTTTACACTGAGTATCAATTTGTTTTCGGGGCTTATTTAGATGGGCAAAGAGTTGCGGAAATATCATTTATACCAACAGACAAATTGATAGATATATTTAGCGATCACATTGTATCTGATTTATTTGATATAGATTTCGCTTATTTTGGTCTAAGAAAAGGAAAGGAATCATTAATATCATTAAGGTTGGGTAATTTAAATTAATAAATTATGAGTGGATTAACAATAGCTTTTGTAGTAATAGCAGTAATAAATTTATTAATAAACCTATATTTACTAATAGTTGAACCTGAAAACAAACCAGTTGCATTCAGTGCGGTGGTGGGATGGTCTTCTACAATTATGCATGCAATTTTTTAAAGATATGAACCCCCAACAAGAAATACAAAAATTATGAAATTATTAAACACTCATCATTAATTTGGTGGGTGTTTTTTTTTGTTTTAATAAAATCCTATTTAACATAATATTTGATTATGTTAAATAGAAATGAATATTTTTACTATATTTGTATAGAATAGTTGTACTATTCAGTCTTAGGAGGCGGTGCCTCACAATCATTTTTACATTTAAAACAATAAGTAATGGCAAATTTCGCTAATGCTGAGTTAGTAAAAGCACAAGCTAAACTAATAGGCAAATTCCAAGCGGGAGAATTGAGATTCCGTGATCCCGCTGTACACAAATTATTTTTAAGAAACACATCTATCATGCTGCCTGATTACACAGGTTTAAGAACGCGTGAGGATAGAGTTGTTGAAACTAACTACTTCACCCGCACTTCGAGAGCTTTAGGTAGCGCAAGATCACACAATCATACAGGTGCGCAAGGTGATTCAGCTACTTTGACACCAAGTTGGACAACTTACACAGATAAGTTTGTTTCTACCCTAAAAGAGGCTGATAACAAGTTATACTCTATGGAAGAGTTACACATGAGTAAGATGGAGAATGTAATTGCAAACTTTGCAGAAGGTTTAGAATCTGCTGCTGCTGCATTTTTGTTCGCTAATAGATCAGGTGTAAACGTTTCAACAGCAGAAGGTACTTTTGACGCTACAGATGATACATTTGAAATTACAAAATCTACTAACATTGATAGAGCTATTCAGATTACACGCATGAATATGGATATTAATGGATACCAAGGTGTAGGATTCACTATGGTATGTGATTCTATTTCATTCGCGTTATTCCAATTCCAAGCTGCGCAAGGTGCGCAAAACAGCACAAACACAAGTTTCCAATTTCAAGGAATTGAATTCTTACATGACGCAAGCTTAACCGCTTCTGCTGCAGGTTTAGCTTCTGCTTATGCTGATGGTTACTGGATTGCTGTACCAGAAGGTTCAGTTGCCGCTTTACCTTGGATTCCAATTCAAAACAGACAAGGTGTTGACTATGGCAATATTGCAAAATATGGTCAAATAATTAACCCTGTTGATTCAGTTGCATACGCTTTACATACATATAATGAAGGTTCTGATGGAACAGGTGACGGGGGGTATTTGCAAGACGTAACTATTGAAACTGAAATTTCGGTTGATATTGCTTACGAAACTGTACCTCTTACAACCGCTACAGAATCGAGTTTAATGGCTTTTGCCTTAGTATAATTTTGATTTGTTAATTGATGTTTAACGCAGATAAAATACAAACAAATCTCTATGGGGTTGTCGGGTTTCGGCAACCCTATAACCCTGACTACGCCATTTTAGATGCTGATAACATATCGTCTACTAGTGGCGAATGGGTTACTAATAACCCTTATTGCAAGATAGAACACTTATACGATAACCAAGACTACAATAGTTTAAGTGATTTAGAGTTTAACGAGCAGTTAAAGAGAATGCAAGAGGATAGCATTATTAATATTTGTCACAGGATTTTCAATAAACCTGACTACATAGATAGACAAGTATTATATAAGAATGCACAAAACAGAGTTGAAACAGAAATTTTGCAAAGCGGATTAGTTTGTTTTAAGATACAAGTTTCAGCTAAAAAGAATGTAGCATTTAAGATTAAAAGAATTTTACTAGACTTTGAAGGATCGGGGGATATTAACTTAATGTTGTTTAATACTTCTCAGGATGCCCCTTTAATGTCAAAAGTAATAACAATCACAAGTACTCATCAAGTAGAGGTTTTAGACTGGGTTATAGATAACTCAGGGGACACTTATAAAGGTGATTATTATTTAGGATATTTAACTAACTATGTTGACATAGGTACGTTAAAACCTTTTAAAAGAGACTACGAACAGAGTAATATTATGTCGATAGTTTCAGAAATGAGTATTCAAAAGTTTCAATTTGTAGGACATACAACAAATACTTTACCAAATTTAGATAATGAAGATAGTATAGATGAATGTTTAGGTTTAAATCCTGATATAACAGTTTATAAGGATTATACAGATTTAATTACTCAAAACAAGTTCTTACTAGCTAGGGCGATTAATTTAGACCTACAGATCAAGTGTATTGAAATGTACATGGCTACATTAAGATCAAATATAAATGAAAGAGAATCACAGCTACAAATAACTAGATTAACACAAGTTGTTGAAGGGGTTAATAGTAGTGAATCAACTTTTAAAGTTACAGGATTGCGCCCTGAGTTGTCTAGAGCAATAAACAGCATTCAAAAAGAGGTAGAGAGATTGCAGCACGGTTATTTTGGTGAACGCGGAATGATAGATACTTTAATGTAATGGCAATAGTTAGCAAGGTAAATAGAGACGGTATTGATATAGCGATTGAATCTATACAGCAAAAAATGTACCCTAATTTATTAGGTGCTTGGGATGCTTCAACTGTCTATACTATGTATCCAAGGGCTAACAAAAATTACAAACAAGACAATATACTACCAGAAATAAGCTTAGATAAAAAGGATTATAAAGATACTTTATATGACGACAAAGTATTTGTAAATTCATTCTTTTTAGTTAATGATGATAGTGTTTACGACCCAAAAGAAAAAACAGCAACGCAAAACATTAGTTTAATATTTCAAGCTGATTTAGTTAAGTTGTATGGAGACAGTGAGCGCGTAGATGAAGTATTTAATGCAGACGTTTTAAGAGTACTTGATTTGCTCAAAAGACGTACCAGTTATTTAGTAGGTGATATTACGGTTACGCGTGGATTTGATAAAGTTTATTCTGATTTATCATTTACCTCTGATTTTAAGGAAAAGATAAAATACTCAGATATTAGCCATAGGCACATAGTAAAATTCACTTTTGATATTATTTATGCGTTAAGTTGCGCTAAAACCGTAACACCTGTATGTTCGCCAGTGTCTATTTATGAAAATGACATCCTAGTAGAAAATGTTCCAAGTGGTGGCGAATATAGATATAGTTCAGCATGTTTAAATGCTAATGTAACGGTTAATAGTTCTGCATTTAATACAGTTGCAAGTGGTGGCACGCTAGACGTTCCAGTAGAGTATGAAAACGGAACACTAATAGGTACTATTACAGGGGGTATTGTCAAAATTCCAAACCCTGTTGAATTGGATAGAGTATATATTCGCCCCGCTCCTACAGGGCAAACAGCAATATATGAAGATTATGATGACGGGTGGAAAGTAGCCAACAGTTCAGATACTTATATCCCACCAAGCGAAGGTTATTTAATGAGAGTAGACCCTTCTAACATGTGGAAAGTAACGTATAACAACATTTTCGGGCATTTATGGCGCGTTACAGGTGCAACTGGGGGGTATTGGGATAATGTATTATTAGATTGGTTTGATGTAGACGGAAATTCAACTACATACGCTTTAGCGTTTCCCAATGATTATATGATTGACCACCATACAGGGCTAGGATGGGTAAACACTAGCTTAACATCAAAACGATTTTCAACAATAGGAGATAATATATTTACACAAATGAACACATATTCAAATGCAGGATTTAGTGATTATTTTGTTGGAAATAAAAATGAAAACGACTCTATTACAGATATAGGTAGACAATGGGCTTTTTACAATCAGCCGCCTTTTGATAATATAGGGAGTACTAACAAATGGAGTTCAACTTCAGTAGCTTATAGTGCTACAACGGCTTACTCAAATAGAATAACAGGAGAAACAACGGGAACATCAAAAGGTAGTTTACAGATAACAGTACCAATGAGATACCATTTTACATAAAAATATGGCAACATACAGATTTGAGCAATTTAACGTAGATATTATAGACCCAACTATTGAAAAGCATGGAGTTTTTGGATTTCGATTTACAAATAATTCAAGCGGTAATTTTGAAGGAACAGTAAATCTACATAATTCAGGGGGTAAAATATACAATATACCTTTATCATCTCCTAGGGAAGAAGCTCCTAATGTTTTAGATGACTCTTTATCAGATGAAGATAGAGCCACTTTGATTGATGGATGGGTTTTAACAAAATTATCTGAAAACATTATAGATTAATAAATACATAAAAAAGTAAATTTTAAAACAAAAAATATGAGTACCTACTTAATAAAAAAAAGCGAATTACAAAATAATCAAGGATTGCATCAAATAATTACTAATACCGAAGAATGGGTAAAGTTTGAAGCAAATGATTCACAATTCGATCAACTAAATCCAATGCCTGCATTCAATAGTTTTGAAAAATGTGATTCAGACGGTAATATTATAATTCCAAAAGAAAAACTATGATAAAGAAAATCCTTAAATATATAGAAATGCCATTTGTAAAAAAGTCAATTCAAGACTTCATAATTAAATATACCCCCATAGCACTATATTTTGTGATGGTTGGTGCGGTTGTTTGTGCCCTATGTTTTAAGGATTATCTTTTTATTTATGAGCATATTGTTGAATTTGGTAATGTATCTTTATTGGTTAGTATTTATATACTATCAGTAACTTACCGATCTAAACTTTGCACTTACAATAAAATATCTTCATGGTCTTTTTTAGGATTTAATATTTTAAACAAGATTTGTGAAATATCGTTAACAACTAGTGATTTTAATTTATACGTAACCATATATGTTCCCGTCTTGATGATCCCTACCACTTTGGCGGTAATGTATTATTTAAATAGAAACTATGACTCCCAATAGCATAGGAATAGAATTTGTTTGGCTAATAATAACTGCGGTAGCCTCATCAACTTTCACAGCAGCAGGATTTATTTACAGACTTAAAGGTAGGATTGCAATAACCGAGAATTGTATGAAAACACTTGAGAAAAAACACCACGAAGATCATAAGATAGTTTTGACCAAATTTGATGACTTAGAAAAAGATTATAAAGACCTTAAAACGGATGTTGATAATAAAATTGAAAAGGTTGATGATAAAATTGAAAAGATATTTGGCAAAATTGACGGACTTAAAGACCATATAAATAATAGTCATTTAAAATTATTGGAGGCAATTAATTCTAATAGATAAAAGATATATTAATACTATAAAAATAACACCTAATCGTTCGGGGTGGAATGCGAACACGAAATAAATTAAATTTATAATTATGGCAGTAGAATGCTTATGCGACGGTTCAGCTCTAAACCTCGGGAAGACAAATTGTGTAGAGAATTTAACTCTACCAGTAAAATTAGGGCTAGAGTACAGAAATGCTAATGACGGAACGTTAAACGGTATTGATTTAACTACAGATACTGTTGATGATGCGTTCATGACTGCTTGGATAAATCAATCAGACGAAAGTAAGCGTTTATTTATGACACCTGAAATTATCCTAGAATCGGATGAGCGAGGTGATCCAGTTACAGAAACATTAGGTCGTATTGACACTATTGTAGCGGATGGTTTGAGGGATGTTTCATTTTTTATTGTAGACGGTGCTAGCCCTTCAATGGTTAAAGCTTTAAATGGCTTTTCATGTAAGGATATGACTGTTTATACTTTTACTGAGACTTCACAAATTGGAGGTAATGGAAAAAACGCAAACAAATTATCAGGTAGACGAATAGCAGCTAAAACGCTTCACGCTAAATGGATGCCAAAAACTGAAACTACAGTAGCTAAGATTATGGTTACTTTCACATTGGCGGTTTCTGAGTCTGACGGTGATATTGCTTTTATTCCTTATACTCCAAGTGAAACGGGTGTTGGACGTATGACGGTTGATCCATTAGACTACAACGGATTAATTGATACAAATATTGGTGATGCTAGTTCTATTTCTACTACTGGGTTTGTTACTAAAATAACTTTTAATACAGGTGCGCAAGGAAATAAACAACCATTTCAAGGCGGTGTTGTTGGAGATTTTACACTAGAAGAAATTTCACCAAGTCCAGGGGCTATTGTAATCACATCGGTAACTGAAAATCCTGACGGTACTTATACTTTTGTTATGCCT